GAGATCTTGTCGTCAGGATCAAACATGTCCTGGCTGGCGTATGTGTGATTGGTACACACTAGACCCACATTGTATGAACCAAACATGTTCACACAGTTACGCACAAGACTGGTGAGTGCTTTGGGTTTACGACCCAGGTCACCTTTCATCTCACCTGCATCAAACTGATTCACATCAGTGGGTGTGAGCAACATGCCCAGGCTGTCAATCACAAACATGACCTTGGGACGTTCGCCGTCGGGCAAGGCCTTGTAGTCGCTCATGAATGTGGAGATTGTTTTGGCCACATCGTCGATCATGGCCATGCTCAATTTAAGCAGTTTGTCCTGGCCGGTATCCACACCCAGGGCTTTGAGCCAGTCTTCGTCTAGTGCGTTTTCACTGTCGATCAAGACTACATAGATGCCTTGTGCTTGGGCATTCTTGATGATGTTACCGGAGCAGATGTAACTTTTACCTGCACCGGATTCACCGGCAAACACAGTGACCTTGCCCAAGGGAATGCCTCGGTTGAAGTCCCCCGAGATCAGATAGTTCAAGGCATAGTTGCCTGTGGAGATCCAGTCTGTTGGATCGTTGAAACCAATGCTCAATCCTTCGATTGACTTGGTGATTTCTTTGCGGAACTTGCTTACGTCAAATGGTTTTCCCATGATAGTTTCTTTCAATGTAAAATGATGCTGGCAGAGTTGTCGGCCTGTGAGTTATTGTAAAGTATTTTACGATACTGTGTCAAGTGTTTATCTAGATCAATCATATTGGCAACAGGAATCTGATTGGCCATGGGTCGGCGGTCATGCCGACTGCACCATGCCAAAAATTCCGGGCCAAACGCCACAGTCTCGGGTTGTTGTAGATTGAGGTTGAACGAGTATTCCAAGGTCTCATAGTTGTAATGATCTTCACAATCAAGATTCATATCAAAATATTCAAACTTGTTGTAGAGTTGCCGGCCCACATAGGTGTATCCAAACGAGAAGTTCACACGGTCCGGATTAGACACCATGGACGTTTTTTGGAAAGGATTGTCGAACACTTCCCACTTGCTGGCGGCGCTGAACTCGATATTGTTTGTAAAAATTGATTCCAATCTATGAACAGCCATGTTCACATCTTCGTATGGAAAAATCCTTCCAAGATGTTGCATGGCCACTGCTAATCTTGCTTCCAATATTTCATCTGGGAACTGATCATGCAGTTGCTGTCCTAATCTAGCAGCCGTTGAGTTGTGACTAAATCGCAACTGATGCACCTGCACTTTGTGATTTTGTGAAAATACCCATTCAGCATGTATACGATTAAGCAGACTTTGATCCAGGTATGTTTCAAGATTGTCTGATTGTGGAAAGTTGATCCCCACGAGATCATAGAGAACCTCATTAGTATTTGATAGTGCCCAGTGAAGATCTGTCAACCCCTTGCTGACTTGTTGTGCAACCAGTTGATTGTCTGAGAATTGATTTTGATTTTCATTGATTGATTTCTCTACAAAAAATTCAAACAACTCATAATTATACACTACCTCAAAAGGTATACTGTCACCAGTATTTTCAAATACCAAAGAAAATTTCATAATAGATAAACGCAAGCACCGAAAGGTGCTTGCAATGTTCAATTAAGACTTGTTTTGACGGCTACGGATCATGGCCAAGATGTCCTCGGCTTTCTTGTTGCCTTCTGCTGGCTTGGCCACTGGTGCTGTTGCCACAGGAGTGTCGTCGTCTTCAAACGCATCCACGGTGGCTTTGGCTGCAGGTGCTGCTTTGACCACAGGAACATCTTCATCCACATCTGCTGCGGCAGCACCGGCAGGCGCTTGCATACCTGCAGGGCGGAAGTATTGTCCCCAACGCTCCATGTCAAATGCTTTGCCATCAACTGATGCTTCAAACATTTCTTTCATCACCCGCAGTTCCACATCAGTGGGCTTCTTGGGCAAGAATGTGCTCAAGTCAAACAGGCCATGTGTTTCGATGGCTGCTTGTTCTTCTTCAGTGAGTGCAGATTCTTTTCTAGCCCACTTTGAAGTGTTGTAGTCCGCGTAGCCGCCCTTCTGTGTCTTGGTGATACGGAAGTCCAAGCCACTCATGGTGTCTGTGGGCAGGTTTTCCAATTCTGGGTCCATCAACGCACTCTTGATCAGGGTGAAGATCTGTGGTCCTATGATGAAACGACGGATTGGGTTAGACGGTGTCTTGTCGTCAGCGATAGGGTTCTCACGCACAAAGCCCTGGAACACATAACTGCGTTTCTTCCAGTATTTGCGACCCATGTCTTCCAGACTAGGATCCTTGAACCAAGGACTGACCTCGGACAGGATTGGGCAAGTTTCGTTCCACATGTGCATGCATGGTACCTGCACCATGACCTGTTTACTATCCATCTCTCCTTTGACGCCATTGAATGGCAGTCGGATCATGGCCCGTTCTACCCAGAAGAATGTGTTTTTGGAGTTTGCGTCCGGTAAGAATCGGACAGTTGCGGATTGGCCTTCTTCCATGTTCCAGTGTGGGTAGATGGGATTCTCACCGCCACTGCCTCCGGATTTGCCTTTGCTCTCTGCTGCCTGTAGTCGTGCTCTGATTTCTGCTAAAGTTGCCATAGTTTTTTCTCCTATAAAGTTGCCTATGTAAAATGCCTATCTAATGATTTAGATTGTGTTGCCTGTGCCACAAATGAAAAAGCGCAAACACCCTTGCAGTATATGCGCTTGTTGTCTCTGTGTCAAGTTTATTTATGTCGTTTGTGTGATTATGGAATATTTTTTGTGAGCAAGTTGTTCAATTTCTTAAACCTGCGATCCGCAGCATCTCATTGAGATCTCCATCATCCTGACCTTGAGCTGCTAATGCAGCCTGGGCTCGCTGTGCAGGGTCTTGAACATTGTTAGTGCTCATAGGCGCACGAAGTTTTGCCTCAATAGCGATCACTGCCTTTTCAACATTTTCTATTGTTGCTTTGGCATCTTTAATTGCAGTTTGCAAATTTTCAAACTCTTTGGTTTTTGCAAATGGAACAGGAGTTGGGTCTGGAACGGTTGTTATTGCTACTGGCATGATATTTCCTTATTTTATCTGTGCAAGAGATTTTATTCTTGCTAGGTCTGATTCAAACATGCCCATAGTTCCGCAGTCCTCAAGACCATGCTTCGGGCAATATCGATTTTCCATGGTATAGTTGCACTCGTCCATGGGTTCATCATCGCCGGATACACGCAGTAGTCTGTCTCTTTGATCTTGCGTGTGAGTAGACATATCAGTTGCTGCTGGGTTTGTTGGTTGTATGGATGGATAATCCCATTGAGGTGCATCAAGACCAATTGTCATCTCTGGATTAAGAGTTAGATCAACACCTGTAACACGGCGCGCATCTGGATCGATTTCTGTATTTGTTACTGAGTAACCGCCCGGAGGCATCCGGCGCATCTGTTTGGACCGTGGGCGATCCTCATCAACCATGTCCGAGCCCTGTAGATCATCATAGAATCGGTCGCCGATCCATTCAAACGGATCACCCGAACGGGCTTTTTTAACACCGTACGGCATGTCATCCTGATAGTAATCATACAATGCATCATACAGCGGTTCACTCATGTCACCGTTTTGCACAAAGTCTTTGACATCACGTTGATATGTTTTTATGATGTAATCTAGTGTGGATCCGGAATCATTCAGCACATTTTCGTTGATAGGTGCACCGGATAGGCGAATTATGTCTTCAAAGGTTTCAAGATTGTCACCTTCGTCTACATCTTTTCCAAAAAATTGTGGGTTGCGTGGAGGATTTTTTGTAAGATAACTTGAAGAGATATCATCATTGTTTATAACAGTGACCTTGTACATGCCTTGACCATCGGGGCCCGTAACGCTGGCTATTCTCTCTTGGAAATCTGGATTGCCGTTGCCTGTGTCAGTGGTTGTACGCTGTGAACCGACTACTGCATTCATCGGTTGTCCAATCTTCTGGAAATTTGCTATTTTGTCATCCTGGTCGGGATCATCCATAGTTTCATCTGATGATTGGTCTACAATTGACTCTGACATACCTGCTAGTCTACGGAACACATTGAGATTTTCTGCTACAGGTGCTGGTGCTGCTGGAGCAGCGGGTGGTACCTCTGCTGCCGGTGCAGGTGCGGCGGGCGCTAACGGAGCAGCAGGTGCAGCAGTTTCAAAACTCACTGCCAGTTCAGATAGTTCAGGACTCTGATCCTTGTTGCGAATGACCCAGGCTTGAACCAGCGGAATAGCATCTGCATCTGGATCTTCGTCGGCCATGGCTGCAAGTTGATCAAACAATGCATCATCGCCCAGCAAGGGATATAACACATCTGTGACATTCTCGGCGTCAGGGCCCAGGGGTTGTGGCTGGCTGAACCAGGTCTTGAGCTCGGTCATCTTTTCCGGAGTGTCGGGCATGGCCCAGGTTCCTTCTACCAATCTGGCAGCCCATGATTCAAATATATCTGCTTCTTTCATAGCTTTTGCTTCCTGTTGTATCTTTGCCAACATGGGCAAAGCTGATTCTATACGTGGGTCAATGCGTGTTTCCACAAACATGCCACGCAGGTCTTCTACCATGATGTCACCTTCTGTGATATCAGCTGGCTTCCATGATTCAAAATAACGATGGTATCCACGACCGGTGGCCATGTGTTTTAGGTTGTGATTGAGTCGTTGATAGTATTGATCAGTTTCTGTGACCAAGTCACCAGCTGCACCTTCAAACACACGACCTTGATGTGCTCTGCGGAACTGGCTTAACACATTGAGTTGTGTCACTGTTTCTGCAATGTGCTGTCCACGAATGTCGTACGGATTGCCACCATGGCGCACATGTTCTAACATGGCACGACCACCGGCCAACTTGCGGAATGGCAGTCGGAACCGCTCACCTTCTGCTGTTTCAATGAATAGACTCTCCACATAGCGATAACGCTTGTCACCTTCGGCGATGGGGCGGGTATGTTTGATCATGAGTCTGGCTTGGGTAGGTTCACCTGAGTAACTGACCTTGCGTGTGCCGTAGAAACTTTCTGTGAGTGCTGCTTGCCCTGCGATGGCATACTTGAGTTTGCTCAAGTTTTCTAGGCCAAATCCGCCACGGATCTTGCTGGTACGAATGGCAAAGTTTTTGAGCTGTTCTAAAAAACCAGTACTGTTTGTTTCTCCATCACCGTACCAGGCTTTTTTATCTTCTGGGTCCATGGTGCGACCTAGATTGTCGCCAAAATACACTGTCATGCCGCCGTTTTGATCCAGCAGTATGACCATGGTGCCATAGTTTTTACCTGTGGGTCCTACCCAGTCAAAACTAAACATGTCTGCTTCACTTGAATCTGGAACACCACGCTCGTTCACAGCAGGGCGGCCAGTCCGGGTGCTTAGTGCATCCACATCAAAGTCGTGGGTGATCAGCAGATCGTTAAGTTCGCTGGAAATTGAATTCTGTGCCATATGGTATTTAGTGCATGTGATGACTTCTACATCATGATAGAAATGAACGGGTAGGGCTCGATAATTTCGGAGTCATGATCTTTCATCTGCGTGTCTAGTTCTGTGTAGTAACTCTGCAGGGTGACCAGCATACGAACTGCCAGTATTGTGGCCATGATTAGATCGTCAGTTTCGCCGGGTTTGGCAGCATAACTGGTGCCATGTGCCACAAAGTTCTTGAGTTCACTGATCAGGCCGGCACTATTCACACGCATACGCCCGCTTTCAATCAAGTTTTTTAGTTTAGAGCAAGCAGCGATCTTGGCTCGATTTGTGGTATTGTAGCCTTTGCGGAAGCGTCGTGTGGTGGGGCTGGCAGTGTCGCTAAGGAAGTAGCCCTTGATGTATTCTTCTCCGTACTCCTGGATGGAGATCAATGCTGCTTCACCAATGGTGTTGTTTTCCACACTGTAGTAGATGCTTTTGTCATCGCCCACAGTATCATGCAGGTATTTGATGATGTCAGCCATGATACGCACCTGTTCCGGAATAGGAGTTCGGTTGTGTCGCCATTCACCCACTTGGCGTGTGGTGTTGGCTTCGAACACCTGGATAGCAGCAGGATCGCCGCCGGTGCCTAAACTAGGATCCAGAGCCACCACATACACTTGATCTTTTCGGACAGGCTCAAACCAACGCACTTGTCCTGTTCTGTGGATGGGATCTCGGGCTTGAAGATCCAGCAGTTTGGCAGGAGCGATCAGTGTTTCATCGTTGATAATAAATTCGCAATTCATCTCACGACGGAAACGATCATCGCCCAACTGGGCTCGCATGTTGTCACCCCAAGCAGTGTCTCGGTCCGGATGTTCTTCCCAGTAACTTCTGTAGGCTTTGAATCCGTTCATGCCTAGTGGTGTGGGATTGCCGTATTCATCTTCACACTTGTTGGCACCTTTCCACAAGAACGCAAACTGATCCTCGTCCGAGTTGGGTGTGCTTGTGATAATTGCTTTACCACCGGTGGCCAAGGTGGGTGATATGGAGGTCCAAAACTCTTTGGCAATGGTGGGACGCACATAGGCAAACTCGTCACAATTTTTTGTTATAAGACATTTGTTTACAACAAATTTATGCTCTGGATCATCCACTTCAATGACATCATAAACAGTGGTTGACTCATTTTCAATGATACCTTGTATGCATCGAGGTCCATTTAGTGTGTCGATGCAATCATTTACTTTTAAATGTTCAAGTTTGACTTTTTTATTGTTTACAAAAAAATAATGGGCAGAAGTTGCATCAACGATATTTCCATCATCCAGTGTTATTCGAAATGTAATCTTGTCAGAAGTTGTAGTGATTCCTCGAAAATTTTTCCAACCGCTTGGAGTTAGTATTTCGTAATCAGTGTTTTCAGCAAACATATAATTTCCTCAATATCAGTTTCTTGTGTTTTTTGCCAAACATAATAAGTTCTAATTCCTCTATTTTTATATAAGGATCTGGCCTTGTTATAATCATATGTTAGAACTTGTTGTGATGTGAATGGATAACCTTTTGGTGGTTTCCAATTTTTCCATTCTGTCTCGGTTAAATTTGGATCTGCATGCCATGCGGATGACTGGTATTCAATTGCTATACTGTAGTCAGGGATAGTCAAATCCCAAAAATAGTAGTTTCCAGTTTCGTTGTCTTTAATTCCATATTCTTCATGGTCAAAATAGAATTTGATATTGTGGTCTTTAAGAAAAGCAATCACCGGAGATAGTGCTTTTTTAGATTGTTTGCTTGCACCGCCTGATCCTGTTTTATTGTTTTTTATCAATGTTTCTTTTTGTTTACGGTGAGCATTTTGTTCAACTGTTAATCCGTTTTCTAATACAGTTGTGAGACGAGCATCTGCTTGTCTTCTATAGCCGTTTTTGCCAGCGGAGTCGATATTCCGTAAATGTGTATTTCTAGTCTGTTGGCCTTTTCGAGTGTATCCTGACACCCCATATTCATCAATTTGCTTTAGTGTTTCTCTGGCCTTGACTTGCCCTGCTTCATATCTAGTGAGTCCAGTTTTAGGATCAAATTTGTGCAAACCTTGTTTGATATTTTGTTTGTGAGCGTGACATCTTTTTTGTGTGTCTGGATAAGTCTGATCATATTGTTCTATAGACATGCCCAACACTTTGGTGATATAGTCAGTTCTAATAATCAGTAATCGCTGACCGCTGGCCGGGCATACTACATAATCAATTCCTTCTTGTAATCCGTTACTGTATAAATGTGTATTGCGTTTTTGATTGCGTTTGATAAATTGATTGAGTTTTGTATTCATGCGGATATTTATGACAAATGCAAACTCGTCACTCAATAACTTGGTTTGGTTTGTATAATTTGACATAGAGATCTTTCAGCGTGATTTCTTGTTCTACCAATGTTTTCTTATCGCGTATTTGCACTGTGGTTGTTTCTCCATCCAAACAGTAAAGTAAGGTAATACTCATACCACGACCTGTTGTTTCTGTTGTGGTTGCACTCACTATACGGCTGCCGTTTTCAAAGTCTATTGAGCCTTTGTTGTAGTTTGTGGCACCTGCTCGTATGTGATCTGGGCACAGTTCGTAAGCAAAGCGGATACGCTGCATGATCTCCTGGGCACCGGTGTATTTGTGTGCAGCGATCAGGATGGTTGAGTCCGGCACAAACATTGCAAACCACAGGATATAACCGGCTGCTGATGTTGATTTGCCGGTCTGTCGCGGCATCATGGAGATTGAATAGCGGTAGTTGTGGTAGGTATCGATCAGTTTCTTCTGATAATCAAAAGCATGATACAGCATCTTGCCCTGTGTGGGATGCTGGATGTAGAAGAAGTTGTCCATGAAGTAGGCTGGACCTGTGTCGGGGTCAGCACATTTCAAGAACTCTTCCAGTTGTTGTTCTGTGAATTTCTGACGACGGTGTGGTGCCTTGATCAGCACCCCTTCAATTGGTTTGGCCATAGTCAGTTAGTTATCCTGAATCAGACCGCGATCGACATAATCAATTGCACCAGGATGTTTTGGCTTCGCCGTAGTATTCTCGTGCAAATCCATTTTGTATCAACATGGCTCTGAGACTTTGCCCGTTGAGTATGACATCTCCCAGCACTCGGCCGCCGTATTTGTCCCAGTCCATGAGCACAACCTGGCGTTGTGTGGCCTGGGCAATCACTTGCTTGGTAAATGCTGATGCTGCTTCACCACGCTGTGCTTCACTGGCACAGGCCGCACGATGTCCTTTTTCAGGAGTGTCCACACCGTACACTCTGATGCTGAGTTCTTTTTTGAGTGGCGCAGGCAAAAAGTCTGCTTGGAATGCCACAGTGTCGCCATCGATCACTCGGGTGATCACAGCGTCATAGGCGACACCGGGTCGTTGTCGGGGTTGTGCTGTGACCAATACCGGTACGATCAGCAAGAGTAGGATGAGTTTTTTCATTGAGATATCCGTATGTGTTTACTTATTGAGATTTTCTAGTTCGGTGACTCGGGCAGTCAATGCAGTGATCATGGGTTAGACTTTTGGGTATTTGGCTTTGACTGCCCGGCAATCAGAGATGTATTTGTCAATTTGCGCTTGATCGCCTTTGACCACACCGTCAAGGTAG